ATTCTTGAAATGGATCAAATCAACCCAACCTTCTCCAAACCAACAACTTGTAGAACACGTTGCTTCATATTATGAAGTAGGTCAATTTACAGCAAAAGAATACACTAAAGTATTAACCAATAAAGAGAAAAAATCTATATTGGAAAGTATGGGAGTAGACGAAAAAGAACAGAAAAAACTATTAAAATGACAAGAGAAATTAAGGTTACAGACTCAATTGTAGATTCAATTATTGACAAGTTTGTTGAAAGAGCTACCATAGGACGAGAGAAATATGGAACCGATCTCGATAGATCCGATCTATCTCTAGAAGATTGGCTTGAACATAGTATTCAGGAAAAATTAGATGATATCCTATATATGCAGAAAGCTTTAACAGTATTGCGTGAATCAAAAACTCTATAATATTTATAATAAAATACTCAAAATGACAAACGAACAATTACGTATGCAAATGCTCTCTGGTATTATCACAGAAGGTGAATACAAAGCAAAATTAGAAGAAAATAAAAAACCTAAATCTAAAAAATCTTTAAAAGAAAATTTCGTTGGGATGGGTGCAATTAATAATCCATTTATTGAACGCGAAAAAACAGGATACGAAACAGCGTTTGAACATTTTCTTGGAGAAAAATATGAATTGAACGAAGAAATGAATGAAGTTGAAGAGGTATCTTTAGATGAAGAATATTTAAATGAAGCAGATGCAATAGCTATTAAAAAAATAGATGATAAAATTCAAAATGATCCTGAATTTTTAAAAAAAACTAAAGAGGCTATGGCTAAAGCTGAAAAAGGTGATACTACAGATTTAGCTTCACTTATGGCTGATTTTGGAAAAATGTTTGAAGCTGATGAGTTAGAAGAAGGCAAAGAAGTAGAAGAACCATACAACTACTAATATGAACCCAAAAGACATAATCAAATTAGATGTTCCTCTATTTATTCGTTTACTCGAATATGCTAGAGAGGATGCAAAAGACGATATGGACCTACATCGCGTAGCGGAAAATGCAATTGATTTGTCTCGTTTTGCAGGTACATTGGGGATGATCGATTACCAAAACATAATTGGACCCCAAGAAGATATTCAAGAACGTAAAATGCTTCAAATAAGAGCAGGCATTATAAAATAAAAAAGCATGAATCCTGAATTTAAACGAATGATGGAATTAGCGGGTTTAACTGAAATTAAAATCGCAAAACCATTTAGTGATCTTTCTAACCCTAAAGCTTTCCAAATATTTTTAAAGAACCTCCCTGACTCAGAATACATTAATGATCTTATGGAATTTGCTCAATATGATCCTAATTGGGATACCTTCCCATATAGTATGGCTCCCCCTGAATTTTCTTTTTATCCAAAAAAGATAACATTTACAGAAGATTTTATTCTGGAAAATTACGAAATAAAAATACCATATACTTGCACACTTGTTTATTCTTTTGAAGTAAACAAATACCCAGATTACCCATATGAGGATGAGGAAGGTGATGTATCATTAAAATTAATTTCTGCTATTATAACAACAAATGATAATAAAACAATTGATATAACAAATAAATTTATTGATAAAGACTTAAAACCTTTAGAAAATATAATTAACAATAGTGATTATTTTTGGGGAGAATATATTGATCATGTTAAAAATGATTATTAAAAAAATTAAAAATACGGATTAGGACCGTTTACCTTACGGGTAAGAAAATATCTTAATGTCGCTATCAAGGTATTTTCAAAAAATAAGAAAGCTTGCCTCTGGCAGGCTTTTTTTGTATATTACAATATGGCTAAAAAGAAACTACCATCTATTGTAAAAGAAGTACAAAACAAAATTAAACGTGATATAGATTGGGCAAGTGAAAAACTTATCTCATTCTCACAATTGCAAATGTACTCTGATTGCCCAAAAAAATGGTCATTACAATATAGGGAAGGACATAAACAATTCTCCTCCTCCATCCATACTGTTTTTGGAACTGCACTTCATGAAACACTCCAACATTACTTAACTGTAATGTATGAACAAAGTGGAGCTGAAGCAGATAGAATCAATACATCTGAAATGTTGGAAGATACATTACGTGAGGAATATAAAAAACAATACAAATCAAATAACAAACAACATTTTGTTTCCCCAGAAGAACTTAGAGAATTCTATGAGGATGGAGTAGAAATACTTAGAGATTTCTCCAAAAACAAAGCAAAACATTTCTCCAAACGTGGATGGTACCTAATAGGATGCGAAATCCCAATTATACTAAACCCCCACTCAAGCTACCCAAACATAGTATACCAGGGTTACCTGGATGCTGTTTTGTACCACGAACCAACAAATACAATTCATATTATAGATTTTAAAACTTCAACTTGGGGTTGGGGAGATAAAGATAAAAAGAACGAAACAAAACAAAATCAACTATTATTATATAAAAGATATTTTGCTCAACATTTCAATTTCCCGATTGAAAATATAACTGTAGAATTTTTTATATTAAAACGTAAATTAAGAGAAAGTGAAGATTTTGTAATTAAACGAATCCAAAAATTCCAACCTGTATCTGGTAAAATTAAAATTAAAAAAGCAGAAGATGCTATATTAAAGTTTGTAGAAGAAGCATTTGATACAAATGGATTTAAAGAAGTAGAACACCAACCAAAAATAAATGACAATTGTAAATGGTGCTCATTTTATAAAACTCATTTATGTTCTGCGACCTATTGATATCCCACCATATGTATATACAATAACATTAAATTAAAAACATATGAGTGAAAAAAAACAAGTACTAACATCCGTAAAAATAGATATGGATTTATTCGACAAATTTAAAATTGAATGTATTAAACGTAAATTTAGCTTTCAAAAAATATCAGAACGAGCAATCCATCTTTATCTAACAAGTGAAGAATTTAGAAAACAAATTCATAATCATAATGATTTAAGCTTGGAATCCGAAGATTAAAATTTTATATTAAAACAAAATCTAAAAAGTTATATGCAATACGAAAAATTTAGTTATCTTCCTCAAAACGAGAGGAAAAAAATACTCCTAATATGTGATGATATTAGAGTCCATTCCGGAGTAGCAACAGTAGCACGTGAGCTAGTATTAAACACAGCTCACCACTTTAATTGGGTAAACATTGCAGGAGCAATCAACCACCCAGAACAAGGTAAACGTTTTGATTTATCAACAGATACAAACACAAACACAGGTTTAACAGATTCTTCTGTTTTCCTATACCCAACAAACGGATATGGAGATGCAGATTTGATTAGACAAATGATAGAGATGGAAAAACCAGATGCTATCATGTTGATAACAGACCCAAGATATTTTGAATGGTTGTTTATGATTGAAAATGAAATCAGAAGACACATGCCAATCATTTATTTGAACATTTGGGACGATTATCCGGCTCCATTATATAACAAAGCATTTTACGAATCATGTGATGCATTGTTAGCTATTTCAAAACAAACGAAATTAATTAATGAGCTTGTATTAGGTGAAAAAGCAGAAGGTAAGGTAATTGAGTATGTTCCTCATGGTTTAAATGAAGATCATTTTTACCCAATTGAAAAAGAGGATGAATTAAAGGAATTAGAGGCGTTTAAAAGCAACTTATTTGCTGGAGCAGAAAAAGATTTCATTGTATTCTTCAACTCAAGAAACATTAGACGTAAACAAATCCCAGACACAATGCTTGCGTTTAGATTCTTTCTAGATACTTTACCAAAAGAAAAAGCAGAAAAATGTGCTCTAGTTTTACATACTGAAGTAATCTCAGAACATGGAACGGATTTAGAGGCAGTACGTAAAATTTTATTCCAAGACTATCCAAATGCAATTTATTTCTCAACAAACAAGTTAGACCACAAACAACTAAACATGTTGTACAATATTGCAGATACTCAGATTTTGTTAACATCAAATGAAGGATGGGGTCTATCTTTAACAGAGGCAATATTAGCGGGAACTGTTATCATAGCAAATGTAACAGGTGGAATGCAAGATCAAATGCGATTTGAAGACGAATATGGAAACTGGTTTGTACCAACTCCACAATTACCTTCAAACCACACAGGTAAATTAAGAAACCATGGTTGTTGGGCGTTCCCGGTTTATCCAACAAGTCGTTCAATCCAAGGTTCACCTAAAACACCATATATTTGGGATGACAGATGCACATCAGAGGATGCAGCTGCTCGTATTTCCGAAGTATATGAATTGAGTAGAGAAACAAGAAAAGAACTTGGTAAAACAGGAAGACATTGGGCTTTAAATGAAGCAGGTCTTACAGGAGAATTAATGGGAGTTAGAGTAATTAACGCGATAGATAAATTATTTTCAACGTGGACTCCACGCTCAAAATATGAGTTAATCAACTGTAATGAAGTAAAAGAAGATACAATTAAACACGAATTATTATATTAAAAGTTATGAGTAAACCAACATTTGTAATCAGTTGTCCAATTGACACTTATAGTGGATACGGAGCACGTTCACGCGATATTGTTAAAGCCATTATTGAAATGGACAAATACGATGTAAAAATAGTCCCTCAACGATGGGGAGCAACACCTAAAGGATTCATCAAAGATAATCCGGAATGGGAATTTTTAAACAAACATATTTTAACTAGTCCACAATTACCATCCCAACCTGAAATTTGGATGCAAATCACTGTCCCAAACGAATTTCAACCAATAGGAAAATATAACATTGGTTGTACAGCTGGAATTGAAACTACAATTGCTCCTGCAGAATGGGTTGAAGGATGTTCTAGAATGAATTTAATTTTAGGTTCATCTAAACATACAATTGATGTGTTAAAAAACAGTAAATTTGAAAAACGCGATCAACAAACAAACCAAACAGTAGGAATTATTGAATGGAAAGGAGATAGCGAGGTAATATTTGAGGGAGTAAATACAGAGGTATATGGTCCTTTAGCAATGCCAACAAAAATGAAACTAGCAAATGATATATTAGAGGATTTTTGTTTCCTATTTGTAGGACATTGGATGCAAGGAGATATGGGTGAGGATAGAAAAAATGTAGGGTTGTTAGTAAAAGCATTTTACGAAACATTTAAAAACAAAAAGAAAAAACCAGCATTAATTTTAAAAACATCTCAAGTAGGTTCATCTTATATGGATAGAGATGAAATTTTAAAGAAAATTAAAGCAATTAAGGATTCTTGTAAATCAACTAATTTACCAAACGTATATTTACTTCATGGTGAATTTACAAACGAGGAAATGAATGAGATTTATAACCAATCCAAAGTTAAAGCAATGGTTAACTTAACTAAAGGAGAAGGTTTTGGCCGTCCGTTACTTGAATTTTCACTTGTAAACAAACCAATCATTACAACGAATTGGAGTGGACACGTTGATTATTTAAACCCTGAATTTACAACGTTGTTACCTGGTACTTTAACAAATGTTCACCCAAGTGCCGCAAACAATATGTTACTGCAAGAATCACAATGGTTTTCTGTTGATCATGGTCATGTAGGACATTATTTGAAGGATGTATTTGAAAACTATAAAGGATATGCTGAAAATGCTAAACGTCAAGGATTCCAATCAAGATCTAAATTTTCATTTGAAGCAATGAAAGAAAAATTGGATGCTGTATTTACAGAACGTATACCAGAATTCCCAAAACAAGTACAATTACAATTACCAAAATTGAAAAAAATTGAATTACCAAAATTAAAATCAGTAAAATAATGCAATACGAAGAAATAATTGACTGCCCTAAATCAGGAAGAGATTTATGTTACAAAACACAAGTAACACCTGATATTTCAAACTATATGAGTTTAAGTTGCGGGTTTTGGACTAATAGTCTAATGAAAGAAAATGAGGATTTTTATAAGACTCAAATAGAAACATTACCTGAACTATATAAAGATTTAGCATGGACTGACCCTAACACAGAATTAGTTTGGATTCCTAACACTGTTAATATATCTGATAAAGGAATGGTATTTGCTAATGGAACTAGTGCCCAAAATTGGAAATGGGCGGCAGTTAAAGCAATTCAAATCCCTGAAGATGATAGGAAAAATCATCCTATTCCTGGGAAGTCTGGAGAGTTCATGGAATATAAGATGGATATGGCTAATATGAAAGCATTTGATGAATACGACTATATTGAAGCTTTAGATTATATTGGAATTTTTCAAGAGAACTAGGATATTTTAAGTATTTTTCTTATATTTAAGAAAAAATAAAAGTTATATGAAAATTACGTATGCAGTTACAGTCTGTAATGAATTTATTGAGATTCAACGCTTAATTAATTTTTTACTAAAAAACAAACGTATTCAAGACAATATTGTTGTTTTATTTGATTCCAAAAATGGTGATCTTGAAATTGAAAACTTTCTCCGTTCACATTCAATTAATGGAGAATTTGTTTGGCATAAAGGAGAATTTAATAGACATTTTGCTGATTGGAAAAACAAATTAACTTCATTATGTAATGGAGATTATATCTTCCAAATTGATGCAGATGAACTTCCAAATGAAAATTTAATAGCTGTTCTCCCAGATGTAATAACTGAAAATGAAAACATTGATGTTTTCCTAGTTCCACGAGTAAACACAGTAGAAGGACTAACTCCAGAACATATTCAAAAATGGGGTTGGAGAGTAAATGATGCTGGATGGGTTAATTGGCCTGATTATCAATGGCGAATTTGGAAAAACACTTCAGAGATTAGATGGGTAAATAAAGTACATGAGCGTTTAGATGGGTTTAAAATGTATACAGCATTACCTGATGTAGAATATTTCGCTTTACATCACCCAAAAACAATAAGTAAACAAGAGAAACAAAACAATTATTATGAATCTATCTAAAGTCCAAAATTATTTTTATCCATATAGGATATTAGATATCGGAGCAAACATTGGGCAATTTCATACTCTTGCTAAACAAACTTTCCAAGATAGCTACATATTTTCAATAGAAGCTTCTAATGATTGTGAATCTTATTTAAAACAAATTACAGAGAATTATTATATTGGATTATTAGCTAAAGATAACAGTGAATATGATTTTTATAGTAGAAAAAATGACCCAACAAGTACTGGAAATTCTATATACAAAGAACTAACAAAATTCTATTCAGATAACCAACTAAATATAATTAAACAAAAAGGAATTAAATTAGATGATTTATTTGAAGATAATTCTGAGTTTGATTTAATTAAAATTGATACCCAAGGATCAGAATTAGATATTATAGAAGGAGGTAAAGATTTATGCTCTAAAGCAAAAGGTATACTATTAGAAATATCATTGACCCAATATAATGAAGGCGCCCCCATATATGATGAAGTTATTAGATTTATGGATAATTTTGGTTTTAAACTTGCTGAAATATTAGATGAAAATATTGTACCTGAAATTATATCCCAACAAGATATTTTATTTATAAAAAAATAATATGAAAACAGTTTTATTTTTTGACCCAAACCTTAACGAAAGAGGAACTAGTATTTCTGTATATGATTATGCTCATTACAATGAGGTTATATTAGGTAATAAATCAATAATTGCTTCTTATAGCAATTCTGAAAGAAAAAGTTATCAAAAATTTAAAGAAAGATTTGATGTACATTTAGTAGATAAATTTCAAGATATAGCTCCAATAATAGATAATACTAAATCTGAATATATTCATATCGAAAAATATGGGCATAAAGATGATCAATGTGTTGATAATGCTAAAAATTTAGTCCATGTAGTATTCCCCTCATATGATCCTCATGGAGATGTATATGCATATATATCTGAATGGTTAGCCTTAAATTCGGGGAATGGTTCTCCCTTTGTTCCATATATGATAGATCTTCCTAATATAGAAGGGGATTTTAATGAGTTCTTTAATATTAATAATAAGTTAGTTATTGGATGGTATGGGGGTAATAATTTTGAAATCCCATTTGCACGACAAGTAGTAATAGACATAGCTAATAAAAGAAAAGATATTGTATTTTTATTTATGAATCAATCCCCATTTTGTGATTTAGAAAATATTATATTCATTAATGGTACAACAAATCAAGAACAAAAAGTAGCTTTTATAAATACTTGTGATGTTATGATCCATGCTAGAGAAAGAGGAGAAACATTTGGATTAGCTATAGCTGAATTTTCTTCTAAAAACAAACCAATAATAACTTATTATGATTCCCCTGAAAAATGTCATATTGATA